CGGCATCACCGTTACTGTCAAGAACAATAACTGGAGTACCAGGCATACGAGCAACTTTAAAGTTTTGCTTGATGTTACGAATAGTTTGTAAAATACTATTAGATGTGAACCCTTGAACCGGTGTACCAGTGTCACCAGCCGCGATAATTTCCATAGCGCCTAATTGCAAGACACGTGGGAATCCGTCAGCAGGAGTTTGTGTATAGAATACATTGCTTGGAGTTGCTTTGAAGCTCAAGAATGCCGCTGTAACACGCTGGTCAACCTTCTCAGCAAATGACTCACCTAATTCAGCACCAAGCGTTGCAGCCAATGTGAATGATGTTGTCCAGCCGTAGAAGATATCGAATGCTGTTTGTGCAACTGCTGGAGTTGCTGTAATTGTACCTTGTCCCAATGATGGGTTTTGTACAACTGCGTTACCTGTACCAAATGTACCACCAGTGCCGTTAGCATTGTAGTCTTGATACGTGATAGGTGCGAAGTTAGGTACTAAGAATGTTTGACCTTGTGTAGGTGCAACAACGTTAGTAAAGTTAACTAGACCGTTAGATTCGTGCATTGCACGTAGTGCGAAGTTACTGATAGCTGTTGTGAAGCCATCGCCTTCATTATTAGGACCGCCTAATACATATGCCATGATATTTTCCTTTAATTAAAATTTTAGTTGGCTCAGAGTACTTTGCGACTTGAACTAGAAACTGTCGCTGATATACCTAGACCTTTTAGACCAACTCCTTTGCCTAGACCATTTTTATTAGCCCATGCATTGAATGCTGCCGGATCACGTGAGTAATCTGGTACTGCCTCGTCTAATGCACCAGTGAAAGAACCTTGTCCAGGTCTTAAACCAGATCCAGAATTAGAGTTACTCTGCTTGAGTAGCTTTGGATTACCCACTGCTACTTCTTGTACTAATCCTTGGATTGTAAGTGGCATGCCATCACTTCCATAACGCTCTTGACCCTTTTGATTAACAATAGCATAACTGCCATCATCGTTCCATTGAATATTGTTTTTAACTTTGTTCAATGCGTAATCAAGTAGGTCTGAATCAAATCTGTCACCCATCGCTCTTTGTATGTCACTGTCTAGTTCCTTCTCACGTAAACGTTGCTCTTTAGTTGCAAGGTCTTGTTGAAGTTTACTAAACTGCTCATGCAAGTCATTGGTTGTGACACGACCGTTCGAACTGTTCTGTTGCTTTGGTTGTCCACTTGGCTGTGCGTTGCCACCGTTTTGATTTTGAGCCCCTACACGTGCCATATATGCTAGTGCATCTTCAACAGATTGGAATTGTGTTCCACTTGCATTAGATAGTGCATTTAACAATGACTGTGTTGTGCTTTTACGAATAGCACCTGGGTTAACGTTTTGCTCTCCTGCTTCACTCACTGAGTCCTGTGCAGTAACAGGGGCTACATCGTTGCCAACGAAATTTTGATTGTCCATTAATTTTTTCCTTTAACTTTACGTAGTTAGCGATTGTGTAATGTATTTATGCATTATGAATATAGATAGATTTATCTACCCGTATTCAAGCCTTGTAACACTACTGGAGCGACTTGTTGTGTATAGTAAGTCATACCTATATTTGTAATTGGAGTGTCTGCACCACCTAATAGCGAGGTGTTATCTGCTTCTCCAACACTATTATCATATTCTGCTTCTTCTTTACCAGATTCTTCATCACCTTCTTCACCATACATCTCATGTGTTGGTATCATGCTTGGCTCTAAATCTCTACTGAGAACTTGATTGTTCTGCTCAGTCATTAATGTTCGTAGATCAGGATCAGCGATTGTGTTGATGTATGCTTCTTCATATTCTGGTATTGCAGTATCAGGAGCAAGCATAGCAATAATTTCTTTTGTAATCAATGATTGAACCATTTGGTTATCACCAACAAGTTCTTTCGCTGATTTCATTACAGCCATTCTGTAATTTGTATCGTGTGCTTCATAGTCTGTGTTGTAACTTACTTCACCTGCCCAACGAACGTTCATAAAACGTGCGGCATATGTGTAAATCATTTCTTCTGTAACTTCCATCAATCTTGCTTTACTTTTTGCAAGACGATGTAATTGTTTGCGTTCTTCAATGATAGCAACGCCTGAAGCAATTTGGTTCTTACTATTGCGTAAGCCACCTAAACCTGTTAGTGCTTCAATCTGTTCTAACAAATCTTGTTGTGTCTTAATGATTGCGTCAACGTCACCTGTATCAATTGGGATAGCTTCTACTTGACCTTCATTAGCACGGACAATGGCGCCGGCATGAACTGGAATACTAATGCCTTTATCAGCACGAATTAATGTGTGAGCAAACTGTAATGCTGTATACTTTTCGCATTCTAGTTTATAGTACTCACGCATACCATCACTGGCTGCATCAATATCACTAATACCTAAATCTATTGTTCTTGGATCTCTGCGACCATATGCGATGAAAATTGGTAGACTCATACCAGCTGGATATGTACCACTGCCAGTTAGTTCAGCAGGTTCTTGTTGCTTGCTAGGACCTTTTTCTACTTCATAGCTTTCCCAGTATGAGGGAGTGTTTGCGTCACCAAGATGATAGCACTTGATGTAATAGCAATCTTCTTCTTCCATCTCCATAACTTTAACATACTTGAGCATTGGGCGACCACCATAGTAATCAAACTCCCAGTCCCAAACATTTAATGGATTGATAGCGCAAACATAAGGTCTGCCTAAATCACCTTGACCTTCTTGTGGCATATCAACTGCGACCCAACAATGTCCATATATACTTGTTAGATCACCAATGCCTTCCATGAAGCCATTCATTGAACGATTAGTCAAGTCAGCGTCTAATAAGAATAGATCAGCCCATTCAGTATTCTTTGGATTGATCTGTTGACCAGTCGGAGTACAGAATTGCATGTTACGCTTAATTCCTGGCTCAAACAATACATCATTAATTGTGTCAACGATATAACGACAGATTGGCTGTGCAATTGTGTTAGCAACTAGGTCTTGATACAATGTTGAATCTTCACTAGGTCTTTTCTTACGCACAAACATCTTGAAAGGTAGTCCCCCAAGATATGCATATTGATATGCTAACATCTCATTGTAGATATTAGAATATATTGGGTTACGCTTTAGTAAGTCTGCTTTTGTTTTCATATTTTTTGTTCTCGTATCTAGGCTAATTAGTAGATAATCTATTTATGCTATTTTTTTGCATACAGTTATTGCCATGATATCTACCATATGTATTGTTAGAAATATTTCTACTGCAATGTGGGCATTTTGTCTTTGGCATCTTTTTGCCCTTCATGCCCATGCCACCAAATGATTTACCTCTACCTTTATTAATCATATCTCTAGTGTTATCACTGCGTGTGCCTAAACTTAAATGTTGAGGATTAACACAACAAGGATTATCACAACTGTGCATCACAATAAGATGACTTGGAATCTTAGTTTGACTATGTTCTTCATAACTTACTCTATGCGCTGTACGCATTTTTTTGTCATCACGAATCATACCATAACCAAGATTATTTCTACCACCTTGAAACTCCCAGCATCCGGTGATATTATTAATTTCTATTTTTTCTAACAATCTTTCAATAAGACTGCCACAATCTCCGTACCTTCTACCCATGTTAACTCCATACTTGATAGTCCTCCACCTGATCACCATTCATAATCTCTTCCCATGTTGGACCACCTGGATATAGAGGACTATCAGGCAAATGTTCTAAGCCTGGCTTTGCTCTATTTGATAAGCGTGGATCCATACCAACATACTCAGGTATTCCTACTGAAGCATGTGTGATTGGGAACAAGTGATGTATGCCATAACGGATACAGTCACCGAGACCGTCAATGTGTGCATATTTCTGCTCAGTATATTTTACTAAGCGTTTGCGTGAAGCATCTTCAAAATGATATGTTTGCAAGGCTTCAAGTAAGAACTTATCATCTGGCTTAACAACTAATCCACCTCTTGCTATAAAAGCGTTTGATGTATTGTCTGTGTCAGTAATAAGAGGATTACTCTTGCGTCTGTTAACAATATTGAATCCATATTTCTCTAAGATAATTTTATCAGTTACACCAAAGGGACTTGTAGTGTCCCGATTTACTTGTGTGCCTGACATGTCTATGATACTATTGATTCTGCGCTTCGGGAAGTCTTCACGAATAGCACTCGCAATACCTTCTGTGGAGCAGTCTGGTATTGCATAACTTTTCAATATCTCAATTGAACCATTTAATTCCCCGGGTTTTTTAACCTGGGCAATCGTGGCACACATTACACGTTTATTAAAATCCGCGAAATGGTATAGATCACCACCAAAATCTTTTACTTCTCTAGTGTATTTGTTCTTGTCCCATGCATAGAAAAATTGGTCAGCAACACTTTCCCATTGACACATATAATCTTGTCCAAACTTTAATGGACTAATAATGCGTCTTTGTTCTTCAATGAAATTTTTATTACCACTACGCATCTCAAGGTAGTTGTAATGTCGAACAATATATTTCTCTGGGTTACTCTTTGCTAACTGAAACAAATCATGTAATGGACCTGTACCATTAGGCGTACTGATAACAATCAATCGACCAGCTGTTTCTGGCTGACCTACTTTGGGACGCAAACGATTTGTTATCTCTTGTAATGTATCTTGCGTGTATAATGCGGCTTCGTCAGCTACCCATACGCCAACGTTCAAGCCTCGTAAATTTTCACGCTGTTCAGCACTTTTACAACGAATGAATGTACCATTTGGAAAGCGTATTGTTAGTTCACTGTTGTTAATATCTTTACCATCGACTAAGCCAAAGTATTCTATACATGACTTCTTTAATGGTTCCCAGATCAAGGATTTAATCATAGCGCCTGTTGGAGCACTATAAATTACATCCTTGCCTTTATGATAACGAGGGTCACTAGCGAAAATAGGGAGTGCGATAGCCGCAAGAAATGTCTTGCCACTACCGACTGGAACGATATCTATACAATGCTTATCCGTGGTAAGCCAGTCTGCTAGGACAGTTTTTTGTTCGCCATATAAAGGAATCGTTACGTTACGCATCTTTCCAGTCGATTAATTCTGTCGTTGGAAATGTAAATGAAGCACCTAATGCTTCACCCTTGCTTGTAATATCTTGTGTTGCTACATCAGCAAAGTAGTATTTTGCGAATGCTGTTTGGTACTTGTATAGCATCTCATAGTCACCACGCATTCTTGCTTCATGCATGTCACGTGCCAAATCTTCTTTAAGACTTGTGCCATGAATCTTCTTGTATTCTTCTAGGAACTCTACACCTTGAATCTTATTTGTACTGCCGGCTTTTCTGCCAGAGCCAGGGCGTTTGCCACCACGTCCGGGCTTGTTGGCTGTCAGCTTGATTTCTGCCTGATTGTTTTTCAGAGGCTCCATATTGAATGTATTCTCTAAACTATCATTAACAATAGACTGATCGTAATATGTTCTTTTAGTCATCTAATAGTCCCTCTTTTCTGAGTATATTCTTTGCCCATGCTAAGCCAGGTGGCCCGCCCCATAACAAATATGCTTGTGTGCCGGGCGTATTCTTACCTGGCTCATAGTATACTTCGGCACGACTTAAAAAGCTGTATGTGCGCTTAACTGTATCAAGACTTACTTCTTGACGATTTGCAAATTGTCTGGCACGATTAAGTCCTACTGCTGTGCCGCCACGATTACTTGGGCTAACTTTTTCACGCATTTCTAAACCACGCTTGGCGTTAGCTGCCATGGCTTCTGTTGCTCTGTAATTCATCCCAATCTCTCCTTTAATGCTTGTTCAATCTTGTCATATTTTGGATTGCGTTTGTATTTTAAATGGTGCTCACGAATAGTTTGTAATTCTTCCATACTCGCTGACTTAATTATATCTAATAGTTGTGTGAATCGCCAATCACAAACACAATGACCTACAAAGAATCCAAAATGCATTACTCAACAACTTTCTTTACTCTAGGCTTTCTAGGTTTAATTACTTTAAGTTCTTCAACTTTAATTTCAACTTGTTTGATGGGTTGTTCTTTTGGTGGATTAATCCTAGCCATTTGTTCTCTTGCCCAATTAATATAATCTTGTAGATATTTCATATGTAAACCTTTTCATAATCTTCTTCGTTGTCTGTTTCATCTAGACCGTCCCAGTAACTTCCGTCACTCTTTAGTCTGTACTTTAGTGTGCCAAATACTGAGAGGAACTTTTGATTCTTCTCGCCCCAGGCTTTAGTCATCTCTAAGAATCTATCACGCCCAAACATAATTTGCATTTGTGTTTTGCAATCTTCTGGACTTGGGTTGATATCGTATTTGGTATCTACTAGTGTATGCATAAAACTGATGCATTGGTCGATTTCATGCTCAGTCATAAATGGACTGAGTTCTGTTGTCATCTTATCAAAGTTTTTGATATGTCCAACATACATTGGTTTGTCAATTAGTTGTTGCATATTAATGTACCGTATCCTTTGTTAAGCCATCTAGTCGTTCATTAACGTCAATGTTGATCTTACCTTTTAATTCAGTAGTCAATCCAGCTTTGTATTCTTTCAAATAGTTCTCTTGCTGTAATGCACCTAGGAACTGATGAATGGTTCTTAAGCCCATTATTTTCATTTCGAAGGCATACTTGTTTTCATCACTAAGTTCATCGATGTTCATCTCCATCATCTTTTCTAATGATACTTCAATGTCTTTAACCAATGGGTCTACTGTAACAACTAATTGTTGTTGATTGTCTCTGTACAGTTTGTACGTGTATTCAATTTCTTGAGTCATATATTTCCTTAAATTGTTCTATTGTTATTTCACTATAATTTGTTGCTTCAATATTCATTTCTGTATATGAACCATTTACTCTAATGATTTGTGTGTCTGGATACTCTTTTATGAGATTTCTCAATCTTTGTTTCCATTCACGTGCCATACTCTCTGCGGCTGGGACAAGACTATTTCTTGCATAGTTTTTTGTACCATGATATACATTGGGTAGTTTATCATCTATGTTGTAATCGAATCCAATCATATAGATAACATCATAGTCATGGCTTAGTGCTACTTCTAATGCACTGTTGCCACTGTCTAATCTTCTGTTCATAGGCTTTAGCCAATTGATGCGTTCTTTTTTCTCAACTGACATATGATTAAACTGGGCACTATCTTGTGTGTAAAAGTTTGTTCTGTGATGTATGTCATTAGTCAATATTTCTTCTACGATAGCCCAATCCATACTGATTAGATAGTTTGGTATGAAGTCTCTGTATATTGCATTGCATCCATATGTGTACATCGTTGCGTTAATGCAATGTAAGTCTAGTTCACTACGACTAGGGCCGTTTCCAATAACGCAAGCAATATTCACTTTTTCATCTTTACGCATTTGTCACGGCCGTTTTCTGTTCCAGCATATCTATAGCCTTCCCAGCATACAGCACCGTCTGCGCCCTTTTTCTTTGTGCTTGGCTTATCACGCATAGGCTTTTCATTAAGACCATCACGGAACATTGTCTTGCCACCAACAGTCATTCTTTGTGTAGCCATTACTTCTTCTCCTTCATGTCTTTCTTAGGTTCTTTGTATCCACTAGCAAATATTGCGGCAGCTTGTTTCTCTGCGTCTTTGCGATCTGCATATAGTTTACCAGTATCACCATAACGATACATTCTTTGACCATTCTTTGTTACAACTTGTATTGGCATTTGTATTACCCTTTTATTCTTTATAGTATTTAGTTCTTTGCAAATACTCTGATGTTTTTGAACTGGTGGTGCTGTTTTAAAAATATTGTCGCAATGCATACAACGGAAGCCACTGAACTTCCATTGTTTTGTTGTTTTACTATATTGTTGTATGACGCTAACTTTTATACTATCGTCAAAGACATTATATTGTTTGTGAATATGTTGTATAGTTATTTTCTCCATGAGAATCCTGTAGTTGTTGTCTACGGCGTTCCCATGATTTTCTCATGTTGTCTTTGTGTTGTTGCGTTTTAGGTACACCTAGTTTTGCTTGACGCATTTTTTCTTTTTGTTCCGCTGATTTAGGTACTCCAACACAAGCTCTACGAACGCCACTGATGACATTATTTAATGCTTCTGGGTTGTGTGGTCCTGTACCCCTAGTCCATACAGTATAGCCTTCTTCTGCTTGTGATGGAACTACTTCATGTAATTCAAAACGCTTGATGTACTTGACATTGTTTGTATCGAATCTGTGATATCTCATATAACTTTTCTGTTTCATAGTACATCTATTTACATCCTATAATCTATTTGGATAAATTTCTTAGCCAAAAAAATAGGGATCCCTATGACCCCTATTTGCTCAACAAACACATAATTACAGATGCCACTCTCACTGTGACGTTTGTTGTAGCGTGAGATTATTTGCGTAATTTAGGTTTTCGTCTTTGTAATTCTACTGCACACATTTCACAGATACCTCTGTCTGTGTGATTCATTACGACCCATTCAATGTAATTTGTAGGTATGTCTTTTAGATAGATACCTTTGTACTTGCCAAAGTGTAGTTTTGTTTCTTTAAAATCACTGTAAACGTTACGCATCATTCTTCCTCTTTTACATCTCTTTGATAAGAACCTGTGTAGTCAAAGGTTCCTTGTTGTTTTGTAGTCAAATCATCAGTTAGTTCAATCACATAGAATTCATTCAATAAAAACAATACTGCTGTCATTGATGTGCCAAAATCATAAATGCCAATTACTGCTGATTTAAGATTTGTTTTGTGTTCATCTTCTATTTTAAATCTTCTTGGATTGTAACGCAAGCGACCACTGAAGAATTTAGCATCTTTTGGGCAATTAGATCCAATTTCAGTTAGTGCATCTTCAAGTATTCTATTGTTTGTTTTTCTCAATGACCTAAATGTTTCGTCATTACTTGATGTAAGACTGCTTCTAAGAAAAATGGTAAACTTCTTGTCGTTCTCATCTTTGAGTGAAATATAACAATTCATTCTGTCTGTTCTTTTGGCTCTGCGTATTTCGTTGATGCTCATGTTTACCTGAACATAGTAGTCGTCCAAACTGACTTTTCTCGGAATATTCTTTCTCGGACTCCCGGTATTTCTTTGGTCTTCTTTCACCCCTGGGTGCGAAGCACCGGAGAAGGAAGATGGCGCCGTAGGCGCTACAACACTTTCATTAGTAGGGTCCGAAGGACCAGTGCTTTGCTGAAGTGTACTATCACTATAACTACAACTACCACTACTACTAGAGTTATAGTACATTTCAGCACGTTGCCTAAGTATAGGCGTAAAGTCAATTATGTCGTTCATATTATTCTCCTAAGTTTATGAATCGCTAATATCTAATCTCTGACAGGAGATGAAAGCCCTGCTGTCAGACAGGGACTTTCTAAGACATTAGGAGTGTCATACATTGTTAAAAGTTCACTAAAACAATATACAATGTATTTAGTCATTATAGACAAAAACACAACTTTTTCTAGTGTTTTTGGCGAAATTTGACGATAAATGGAGCCTGTGCTATACTATGGATTCAGTAGCGATAAAAAGCAATCGAAAAGTGTAGCAAAAAAGCAACACATTGTTTTTTGACAATAAATGGTCTTTCTGCTATACTGTATTTTCTTTCAACAAAAGGGATTTTTATGCAATTTAGTTACGAAGAAACAATCACACAAATGCTCAAAGAATTTTGTATGATTAACAATTTAGATGCAAATAATATTGATGACCGAATGAAGTTTTACAAATGTATTCTTAAAAAATTAGAAAACAAAACTGTTGTTTAACTACAACAAGCACAGATTTGACGAATAATCAAGTCTGTGCTATACTGTCTTTTCTTTCAACTTATCGGAGTTTATTATGTTTTCACAAAAATCTATAGACAATCATTCTGACGAAGAATTGATTGACTTGATTCAGCGTATCACACAAGAAGTCGAGGACCGTCTGTCTGATACGGATGACGCACTTGACTATTGTCATTCACTTAGCATTCTTGTTGACAATTTGCGTGATCGTTTGTCTGTCAGACTTGACGAAGAACAAGATCGTTAAGTGTCCACAATAGCACAGAATTTGACAATAAATCAGTTCTGTGCTATACTATCTTTTCTTTCAACAAAACGGAGTTTTTAAATGAGCAATTCTAATGTATTTGAAGTTCTTAAAATGAACGACCCCCTGCCCGAATTTGTATTACAAAATTGTTTTGAAGCAATTAGTTGTTTTACTGACATTGACCCTGACGAAGTTGATGTAAATTGGACCGTCCCTAAAATGTCTTGTGACTTTACTTTCAAACATGTAAAGTTTGAAGTATATTACAATACAAACGAAAAGCGAACAGAAGTTAAAATTTCTGTTAGTGATGAAATTTATCAAGAGCATATTGCGTCATTGCGTAAATACCCGCAATATCAAAACAAAACTGATAGAGAATGCTGGCCACAATCATATACATTGATTAAGGACCTTGAAGATTGTAGTATGCTTTCAATAGCATACGAAGATATCGAAAACAATGTTTTGATGACAGCGTAAAGTGTCCGGGTAGCACAGAATTTGACAATAAATCGGTTCTGTGCTATACTGGCTACTCTTTCAACTTATCGGAGTTCAAAAATGACTTATCTTACTAGCAAAAAACGAATGAGCAAATTCATGTATACAATCGGCCACGAGCATGTTCTCGGTGGTATTTCTAAAGAAACACTTGACTTAGCAATAGCACTTGCTAAATCAATTGAAGCTGACGAAGCAAAATTAAAAGCAATCAAAGAAAAACAAAAAGTGTCTTGAGGTAAATACACTATGACTAACGACAAGCGAGAATTCTACGACAAACAATATTTGTGGGCTCGCTTGTCTATGTCGCAAGATGAATACGAAGATTGGTATCACAAAGTGTCCTGGCCTTGTTGTGCTGAAAAACCTGACGGTCTTTTTGACAATACGCAAGAATATAGAGAGTATTTTTATTTTGAGTAAAATCGCAATAATCACAAGTAGTCAACATGCTATACCTCATGGTGGCATCGGTCAATTTACAAAAGCAATTACACAATTGCTACAAAGTTATGGTCATGAGGTCCATCAAATCTTTGACAAAAAGCCAAAGAACAAATTCTTGCTTGATGTAGGTGATCGTCAGTTCTATAACATCAAGCCCTTGCGAACAGAGCCTAGTGAGGACCGTCACAAACAAGGTATTGACTATGCTAAGATTGAGAATTTTCGTAGTGTGATTCAATCACTAGATGACTTAGAGTATGACTATTATTTGGTCAATACACCTGAAGCATTTGATTCAATCAGTCAAGTTAAAACAAACAGTAAAGTGATTTTGTATACGCATTTGTTCAATCAGATATTCCCTGAGCAAGCAGGCAAGAGTGTGTTTACTCCTGAATATGTAGAACACTTCAACAGTTTCATGTATGGTAATCATATTGTCGCAACACAAACTGAACACAATCGTGAACGATTGATTAGTCAGGGCGTGAAGAATTGTCTAGTGATGCCTATGCCATTACCTGAGCGTGACTTGCTTGTGTCAAGTAGTCATGTAGAAAAGAGTGGTGTATTGTATATTGGCACACATAGTCCGGGCAAGAATCCTAGTGCTTACATCAAGACAATGGCTAAGTTAAAACTACCTTGTAAAGTGATGACAAGTAGTAAAGGCAAATTAAAGTTTATTGAGAACTTTAAGAAAGCAGGTATTACTGATTACGACATTCGTGTAGGTATTACTGGCAAAGAAAAAGTTGATTTCATCAAAAGTTGTAAAGTGTCATTCAACACAAGTTTGCTTGAAAGTTATAGTTTCGCATTTTTAGAATGTGTTGGTCACATGCCTGTTGTATTGTTAGATAGTCAGAATTGGAGTGATAACTTTGACATAAAGTTCTATCACAAAACAAATGTGAGAAAGGCCCATGAAGTTATAAGGTCCTTGTATGATAGTTCATACAATGATGACGCATTGATGTATGTCAATGATTTGGATATTCGTGCTAAAACTGCTTGGTCCAATATTTGACAATAAATGGACCCTGTGCTACAATGTATTTTCTTTCAACAAAACGGAGCTTAAAAATGACTGACAAAACACAAGAAGAATTGACCGCATTCTGCGGAATTTGGCAACATGTTAGTGAAAACTATTCTGGTAGCACTAGGGATTTGTTTGTGACTTCCATTGAAATCTATGAAGATGAATATGGTGAGGTTACTGATGCTACTGCCGACGAATGGTGGGATGTAATTATGGAGACAATCTAATGACTATTGCAAACGAATTACCAAAAGGTCTAGTGACCGAAAATGAAATACTTGATGCCGCTTTCAATCTTATGAAACTGCAATTAGGATTGCGTACCGCACGATACTATTTTTGTTATCACGAGGATTATCCTAGCGATGTTATCAACGAATATATTTGGTTGCAAGATCAATTAACAACTGAAAATTTGTTGTAATTTTACAACCCCAATTAACATTGATGGTAAATGAACATTGTGTTATTATATTTTTTCTTTCAACAACTCTAAGGAGAATTTAAATGTCAAAATCTTTTGATGATATGGTAACTGCTATTGAAGATATTGCTGAGGCAATTAGTAATGAAATTGATACAGATCCAAAAAATGATTTCGGTATGACTGTCGGCGATGAACTTCATAGTATTGAATTTCAACTTTCCCGAATTGCAGATAGTTTGGAAATTCTGGCAAAACAATTAGTTGACACTAAATAAAACATAGTGTTATACTATACGCATAGTCTAGATTGATTGATACGTCTTTTGATTGATGACTATGCAACTTTTAACTTCAAGGAGTATTAAATGACAAAACGAATAAATCCAATTATCAAGCCGGTATTAGAGGCTTTCCAGACAGCATATTATCAAACATTAAATTTTGCAAATAATCCAGGTAGTGCTATTAATGGATTACTTGTTATGGGTGATGCTGGTACTGGTAAAAGTCACCATGTTAAACAAGCATTGAGAGATGCAGGTGTCCAACAAAATGTTGAGTATATTAAAGGTGGTACTATTACTGCTCCTGCACTTTATGTAAAACTTTATTTAAATCGTCACGCCCATAGAATTTTAGTATTGGATGACGTTGATATTATTAATCATCCCGAAAAATCAAAACTTGTTCCATTAATTTTAGGTGCAGTTGAAGAAGGTAGAGACCGACTTTGTAGTTGGAATACTGCAAAGAAAAATGCGTTAATGGAAGAACACGATGTACCGTTTGATTTCTTATTCAATGGTAACATTATTTTAATTACAAATTATACTATGGAAAACATTGGCGCAAAAATGGCTCAATGGAAACAAGCATTTTCTAGTCGTTTTATTCCAGTTAACTGTATATTCAATCACGAACAAAAATATATGTACACCAAATATTTGGTTGAAAATGAAATGATGTTAACTGATAATTGTAGGGTGCATACTTATTATGTTGATGAAAAAAAATTTAATGGTTATCCACAATCGATTGTACAAGAAACAATGGACTATATTGATGATAATTATATGTATTTGAGCGATATTACTCCTCGTGTTGCTGTTAAAATTGCAGATACAATTTATTATAATACTGATCCAGTAATGAAACGAGTTATGCTTTCTAATCTTAAAACAGGAATGAATAATGGCAACCACAAGGAATAATCAAGATGATTTTGATTCGGATGAATGGGGTAATATTCAATTACCCGGTTTTGGTGATGATAAATTAATGGATCCTAAGTTAAATGTAAAATTAGCACTATTAGAATCACAAGAAAAACGAACAAAAAGATTTCAGGATCCAGATGTTAAACAAAAAAAATCTAATTCTTTAAAAGAAAGTTGGGCTGATCCTGAAATTTATATTAAAAGAGTTATTAGTAATACAAAATCTAGAACGGATGATGTACGCAAAAGAATTAGTAAAGGATTAATTGGTATTAAACGAGATCCTAGGACTGAATATCATAAACAAAAATTATCTGATGCTTTAAAAGGAATTCCTAAGCCTAAAATGATTTGTCCACATTGTAAAACTGAGGGCGCAGGTCCTGTAATGAAAAGATTCCATTTTGATAATTGTAAACATAAATGAAAACATTAATTCTATCAAGTGTCCTATTCCTTACAGGTTGTGCAAGTCAATGCACACATCATTGTGTCATGGGTTTTGGTCCTGGCAACAAAATGTTTGAAGTAATGGGCGATCATTACAACACAATGGATCCATGTCAACATTATGGTAAAGAGCCCGGTTATAAGTTGGCAGACTTTTGCTTTGCTAACGCTGGCAAAAAAGTTTATCATATCAAAGATA